AATCAAATCAATTCAGGAGGCTGCAACACTTGATCAATTAAAAGATGTCTATACACGCCTCACGGCAAAAGTTGCAAAGATGGATCAGGTCGTGGCGGCTAAGGATCAAAGAAAGGCTGAATTGATGGAAGGGGGTGAGGGATGAAAGATTTAACGCAGTACGATTTAAGGTGTGGAAATATCTTGAATTATCTAACATCAGAAGGCGATTGGCTTCCAACTGTAATAGATTGGCAAGACCTGAAGTGGATAAGTGAAGACTTTGTTGGATTTAATAAAGTTCACAAGCCGATTCCATTGACTAAAGATTGGTTAATAAAATTAGGTTTTGAAAGAATAAAGGATGAAAAAAAATATGTAACGGATAAGGTTGTTTATGGCATAGAACATCTGCAATTAAACCAATGGTATGAAAATGCATATGATGCGTATTTTGATAGTCATATCAGTGGAATTAATTTGAATTCAATTGGCATGGTGTCATTTAATGGAAATCCTGTGAAATGGGTTCATCAACTTCAAAACTTGTACTTTGCATTAACACATTTGGAACTTAAACCATGATCATCCACAACATCCAACAAGGCAGCCCGGAGTGGTTTGAACTCCGGGTCGGAAAAATAACAGGCGGTAGTCTGGGCAGAGTAGTTAAGTCTGAATGGCTGACCTATGTTGATCAAATCGTATCTGAGCGGCTTACGGGCTGCTCAGATAATGATGACACATTCGAATCTTTTGATATGATTCGAGGCAAAGACCTTGAGCCACTGGCACGGGCTGAGTACATCCGACTCACAAGCAACGAGCTGAACGTGTACGGATTCGTGCAGCCTGACAACATGCCATACTTTGGATTCAGTCCAGACGGAATCACACCAGACGGCTCAGGTGCGATTGAAATTAAATCGCCACGTGCGAAAAAGCACTGCACTTATATCAGGCAAGACAAGTTTCCGACCGAACACTTGGCGCAAGGTCTGTCAGCATTCATCTGCTCGGATCAGATTCAATGGGTTGACTTTATCTCATACTGTCCGGATCTGGAAGTATGCCCGATATGGATCAAGAGGATGACACGCGATGAAATGATGCCTGAAATAGATAAGTACATCGCAGGTCTGATCAAGTTTGAACAGGCCGCACAGGATGCAATTAACCGAATCAAATCAATTAACCAACCAGAATTTTAACATGAAACAAAGAAGACCTGAGCGCAATGTTCACAACTTGGACATGATACGCAAGTACAACAAAGAGATGTATTCTAATCTCGGTAAGGCCATTGAGCAGTTTGTTTGCATGAAAACAACCCGCCACGGATATGATTACCGGGTAAGGATCGCTGCCATTGCAAACAATGTCACCCAGTCGCTGCTCAAACACGCACTGGAAAGGTATTACGGTTGGTTTGAAAAGCCTGTTGAGGTTTCTTTTTATCAGGAAATAACTGGTGATGTTGCAATGTTTGTTCATCACAAAGGAAAATTTGAGTAAATTTGCCATGTTCAGAAGTGGAATCCTGAATCATTGTAAAACTTTTTGCCCTGAGAGGGCTGCGAGGCTAAAGGTCTAACCTAAAGTCGATTCCACCGCAGCTTTTTCAGGGCTTTTTTAATATACAACAAAATGAGAAAATTGGGAATAAATCAAAGCATAAATTTGAATGGCTCAAGGGAGTTTAATCATTTAAGAATAACGGACATTGAAGGATTTCTTGATGATTATAGAGCCCATTATGATGTATATCAATCTCCATTCAAAATTTTACAATTATTGGAGGATAAAATAAAGTTTGAGAATAATCCACCAAAAATTATTTTGATTCCATACAAGGATGATGGAGATATTATTTTTGACCTTGTGGACATAAGGATTGAAGATGATATTAGAATTGTTGAGTATTGTGAAAATGGGTGTGCGAGATGATAACATGCAACAGATGCGGGTTAATTGATGACTACGCAATTAAAATTTCAGGCCCACACAAATCCGCATACTGCAATGGATGCGGTCGATATATCAAGCACTTGCCGCAAAACACTGAATTTATTATTCCGTTCGGTAAATACAAAGGGCGGCATTTATATTCGATGGTTTCGGTAGAAGAAATAGGCTATATCAAATGGTTGTTGTCGCAGAACCCGAAAAATAGCTTGAAGGACAAATTACAAGCCCACATAGAGAGATGCAACTAAGAGATTACCAAGAGCGATTCGTTGAAAACATAGCACGGTCGCTGAAGCAACACGGGCGAATTGTCGCGCAGCTTGCTACTGGTGGAGGTAAGACGGTCACATTCTCCGCAATAGCAAAACGATTCCACGATAAATCGGGCCAGAGAGTTCTGATCCTCGTTCACCGGATGGAGTTGTTAACCCAAGCCGCCAGAACAATTAAGCGAAATACAGGATTGGAAGCAGTGCCGATCATTGCCGGAATGAAATCAATACCGGATGCACCAATTTACGTGGGGATGGTGGAAACTATATCCCGCAGGTTTGATAAGCTGCCGGACATTGGGCTGATAATTATTGATGAGGCGCATATCGGTAATTTCAAAAAAGTAATTGAACACTACCGCAAAAAGTATATCATAGGATTTACCGCAACACCATTAAACGCAACAAAGAAAGACCCGCTGAAAAACTACTTTAATGCGATAGTTTGCGGGATTGATATTCCCGAGTTGATCGATAGCGAATACCTATGCAAGCCTCAAACATTCGGGCCGAAGCAGGAAATCGAACGGGCAAAATTGAAAATGAAAGCAGGCGATTTTGATCCGGTTCAAATGGCTGCAATGTATTCGGCGAATAAGTACGTGCAATCAACGGTGGATGTGTACAAAAAGCATTCAATGGGGCTAAAAACATTGGTGTTTAATTGTTCGGTCGCGCATTCGCTACTTGTCACAGAGGCGTTTCAATCTGCTGGGTTTGATTGCAGGCACTTGGATGGAGAGAGCGCAGAACGGGAGCAAATACTGAAATGGTTCGCTGACACACCTCACGCGATCCTGTGCAATGTATTTATCGCAACAACAGGATTCGATCAGCCTGATGTTCAGACGGTGATAATAAATAAAGCAACAGCATCCATGCCGATGTGGTTGCAGATGTGCGGGCGCGGGTCAAGGCCGACTGAAACAAAAAAGCACTTCACCATTATCGACATGGGCGCGAATGTCATCGATCATGGCACTTGGGAATCGCAACGCGATTGGGAAACTATTTTTTACCATCCGCGAAAAACAAAGGATGGATTGGCCCCGATGAAAAAATGCCCAGAATGTGAAGGATATATCCATGCGCGAAAAATGGTCTGCGATTTGGAAATTTATCAGCCGGCTAATTTATTCGAGCCTGAAAGATACGTGCCATGTGGATATGAATTTCCAGTTAAGGAAATAATTGATCCAGGCCTTGATGAAATTATTAAATTGGCAGGCTCCATCGACATTGACCGGATGATTTCCGCTGCCGCAGAATTGGGACATAATGATTATGCCGTTATTCACCGAATCATTGGCCGGGTAACAGACAGTTGCAAATCAATGAACCCTGCCTTTTATCAGACCGCATTTGATCAAGTAATTAAACTGGGTGCGGATTGGGCAAAGAAAAAAGGCAAACGATACACACAATGGAACAAAGATTTTATCAAATCAAACTTTGAAAAACAAATCAACCTTAAATTCCCACAATGGAAAAAATCTTCATCTCCAGTTACAGCAGCGTAATTGATAAGCAGGACAAGGACATTGAACTGCACGACTTTCTTCGCGGCATTAAGAACGGTCAATGGCAGGATCAAGTCTTGTACATTCGGACTATTAAAGACAAGAAAGCCCGATCAGCCGAAAAGCAGAAATGCCCACTTGTAACCGTATCAGGATCGTTTGCCGAGCGAAAGGATGCCGCTATACGAAAGCACTCCGGATTTATCGCCATCGACATTGACAACATTGAAAACGCGGAAACCGTTAAGGACCTGATCAAGTCTGACCCATACGTTTACGCTGCGTTTGTTTCCATATCAGGAAACGGGCTATGCCTACTTATCCGGATTGATGGCACACGTCATGCCGATGCCTTTGAGGGGTTAGCCTCATACCTTTACGAATCATATCAGCTTATCGTTGATCAGTCAGGTAAGAATATCAGCCGGGCAAGGTTCATCAGCTATGATCCCGACCTGTACCTCAACGAAAAAGCGCAGGTGTTCAAAAAGTACCTGAAAAAAGACAAGCCGAAAAAGATCAATCGGGTGGTGTTTGTCAGGTCTGATTTTGACAACATGATCAAACAGATGTACGACCGCGGTGTGAACATCTGCGAAGATTACGGCGAATGGATCAGCACGGCTTATGCCTTGATTTCCGAGTTCAGCGAATCGGGCCGTGATTATTTTCACACCCTCAGCAGCCTGAGTTCAAAATATAACGCGGCTGATACTGATCGGCAGTTTGATGCGTGCCTGAAAAATACCGGAGGCGAACGGGCAAAAAAGGCAACCATTGCCTCGATATACTTCCACGCAAAACAAGCCGGGATTGAGATATACTCAGACCGGACTAAGGAGGTTGTTCGATCTGCCGCAAGTCAAAAGAGGGCAGGAGTGAAAGCCGATGATGTTGAACGCAGCCTGCATGAATTTGCCGGAATAAGCCCCGAACAAAGCCGAGAGATAATCAATCAGGTGTTTGGAAATGACATCAAGCACAAGTCAGATAACCTTGTGGATGACGTTGTCGCTTTTCTTAGGCCATACAAGCTGCGAAAGAACCTGATAACGCGGGCCGTTGAACTTCGAGGCAAACCGATTGATGACAGCGACATCAATTCAATTTACTTGGATTGCAAGGTTGCGTTCGATGCCGTCACAAAAGACCTGATCTGTTCAATCCTATTCAGCAACAGGATTGAGGCATACAACCCGATTCATTCATTTTTTGCTAACCGTCAGATCGTTCAGGATGATTGTCCGAACTTGGCATTGTTGCTAAGTTCAATCATCACTGACACACCAAATGCGGATAAGTGGATCATGAAGTGGCTTGTTAGTGCCGTTGCATCAGCATACGGCAAACATTCACCGCTTGTCCTTGTCCTATCCGGTGAAATTCAGGGAACAGGAAAGACGCATTGGTTCAGGTATCTTTTACCTCAGCAACTTCAGCCATTGTTTGCCGAATCCAAAATGGATGCCGGAAAAGACGATGAAATCCTGATGACAAAGAAATGGATCATCCTCGATGACGAGTACGGCGGCAAATCCAAACGTGAAGAAAAACGGCTGAAAGAAATCACATCTAAGCAATGGATAAACGTCAGAGAGCCGTATGGCCGCGTTTCAGTCGATTTAAAGCGGTTAGCGGTCTTTTGTGGTACATCCAATGAAACGCAGATATTAAACGATCCTACGGGCAACAGACGCATAATTCCGATACATACCATCGGCATTGACCATACCCATTACAACAACTGCGACAAAGAACAGCTCTGGGTTGAGATTTATTCAATGTACAAGGCTGGATTCGATTACTCCGTACTGGCCGAGGAAATCAATCAGCTTAACGCGAACACAGAAGATTTCAAGCAATCAACACCCGAAGAAGAATTGATCGCAGTGAAACTTTCGCCTAACGGTGTTATGCCTGAATGGATGAACATTACCCAGATAATCCAATTCCTGATAGCAGATACCAAATACACGAACCTAAGCAATACACGAATCGGCATAATACTTAATAACCTCGGATTTGAAAAAAAGCGGATGAGAATAGGCGGCTCGGTAGTGACTGCATTCAAAGTAAACAAACTGACCAATGGAAGCCCTAACCCCTTCGCATAGTGTTGCACGTTGCAGCCCTGTTGTACCCTTATTATTTTCAAGATGCAACACCTCAATCCCTACTCTACCATGCATTACCTTATACTGTTGCACCCTTATTTTAAATTATTGTATTAAAGGGTATGGGTATATACGCACACACACATATACGCACATACACGCACACATTATGTACTTTTTATTTTTTATCTGGCTACTATTGGAAAAGTTCATTTTAAGATGCAACGGTGCAACAAATCCTTTGAAACCTTTAACTGATGCGGCTTTCACGTGTTGCATCCTATTTCACAACCATGCAACAAAAACTGAAATATGACTGAAATTCAATTGCAAAGTTCAAGTTTTGTAAAATTGTGGAATGAACGGCC